ATATTAAGTTTACCACTAGAAGATAATCTTCCTGATGTTGTGCCGTGTAGATTGAAGTTTGTTCTCAATCTTCCATCACGATTCAACGCAGGAATAATCTTATCAAGATATGTATTCTTAATTTTGACTTTCTGACGAATCTGAAGAATCAACTCTGGAATAGGGTGTTTCTCAGCAAGTCTACCTAATACTTCTGCATTTGTAGAATCTGCTCCTGTTCCTGTTTTGATACCAGTAGGAGTTAAACCAACATAGTCAAATAAAAGTTCTCTTAGCTGAATTGTAGAGTTTGGATTGAACTCTTTGCCTTTTTCAGTTTCAAACTTTTGTACTTCTTCAAACTCATACAGTTTTTCTACTGCACTATCAATATCCTCTTGCATTAGCTGTGTGGATTCTTTTAGTCTTTCAACATCAAATGGAACTCCATTGTTCTCAATATCTCTTAAAAATCTACAGCCAGGAATAAGAATATCTTTATATACTTTATAGAAAGGTTTATCTATGCAATACTTCTCAAACTTCTCAAATAAAAGAAAAGTACAAACTGCGTCCATCGCTGCATAGTTTTTCATAATATCAAAAGGAATCATTTCCCATTGAAAGTCATCTTTTAATATACCGTTTGCTTTTCTGTAATTATCTATCCAGTCATACATAGGTTTCTCATAATCTCCATAGTCTGTATATTTTAGAGATAATTGTTTTAGTCCGTGTGTGCCTGGTTGTTCATCTATACAGTAGTGTAGTAACATGGTATCTTCAAATCTTGGAAACTTAAATCCAAAGTGAAACTCAAAGAAACCCAAGTCAAACTTAGCATTGTGAAATACTACTCTTTTCTTGTCAAATAGTAGTTGCATAAGATGTTCTGCTCTTTCATCAATACAGTCTGCCGCTACATATGCGCCATGCTCAGGTTCGTACGATAAACTAAATCCTAACATATATCCATCTCTAGGATATAACGCAGTAGTCTCTGAGTCAAGTGCAATAAAGTCATAATCTGAATTTAGTGCGTTGTCTAGGAATACATATAAGTCTCTACTATCTGTAATTCCATAACACTTATCTGTATCTAATTCTTTTTGTTTTAACTCACCACTCACATACTTTTCTGCACTCTCTGTACTTTCTTTCCAGAGTTGTTTCATTTCTGGTTTGAAACTAAGCATTGCTGGGTTAATTAGTGGTATAAACTTTTTATCCACAACTTTACCACTATACTCTGTTACTGATGTAACCTTTGTAAAATATTTGACTGGTTCTGATCCTACTAGAATGACCCAGTCATAGTCATCTATTTCAATCTCTAAGTCCACATCACCCTTCAACACTTTCTTTTTAGTAGGGTCTGAACATAGAGCAAATCTGTCTGTAACAAAATCAAAGTCTAATAATTTTTGTGTACTTCGTTTTGTTTCAATCAGTGCTACTTTTGCCATAATACATACTCCTTAATTGTCTTACTTGTTCTATTGATAAATCTCCTGCATCATTTACATCTGCAGGTAACTCCCTAATTTCTGCGCCCAGTTTTATTCTGTCACATATTTGTTTTATTTTCTCTGCTCCTATTCTGCCTGCTTCATCATTGTCTAGTAGTATATCTACTTTCTGTATACCTTTCAATTTCAGTAATGAGAGTTTATCTTCATTTACACCTGAAACTCCGAAACAGCACATAGAGTTTGTTAGTCCGCCCATATATAGTTTTAGTACATCAAATATACCCTCTGTTAATACGATAGAATTATTGATGGGCTTTGCACTCATAGGGTATAAAGGGAGATTCGCACCAACGGGAGTGTTGTAATATTTAGGTACGACTCCCCTTTTACCTCTACATACAAAAGCAACTATCTTATTTGTTATATCTTTTACAGGAAAGCATAGCCTATCTGTAAAAGGACTAACAGGAGCAGTAAAAGTTTCAAACTCTTGATATACCCAAGGAGCAATCTGCCGAAAATTACCTTTGTAGGGCATGGCTCCAGAGGGCATATCCTGTCCTGCTGATCCTTGTTGCTTTTGTTTAATCGTATTTAATAGTTTTGTTCTTGCTACATCTAGTGTGTTTTGATGTAGTCCATAAAATAAATGTAGCTGTCCTTTATATCCACATGAAAAACAATGAAAGATACCAGTTTCTTTATCCACTCTCATACTGGGATTGGTATCATCATGATCGTGATTTAGACATCTGATAACAAAATCTTTACCAGACGATCTATAATCTACACCCTTTTCATTCAATAGTTCTTCTACATTCATAATTCTTCTTGTGATCCTTCATCATTATACATACTATCTTTTAGTGCTTGTTTCTCTTGTGGATTCATAGCACTCTCAGGGCCGATTCTTAAAGTCTCCCAGTTTACTGCACTAGTAAAAGATTTCATCTCTCTACTTCTCATTTTTACACAATTAAATGTCATACAGTTATCTGTTTGCTCCCATGTTTCAAGAGAGTATGCTGCGTCTGCCGCATCAAGAATACCTTTTGCAAATCTAGCTTCTCCTGTGGAATCTGTTTGATACGGAGAGAATACCATTGCCTCATATTCTTGTGCATATGCTTTTAATGCTTTACTAATTTCTACTTGTTCTATCCAATCATACTGACCTGATCGGTTTGGTCTATTGTTTCTTTTTACTTGGTTTAGATAATCTACTATTATCACTCCAGGTTGCATTGTGTCTACTTTTTGTTTTAGTTCTGCTTGTATTCTTGACAATGTGAGTCCTGGATCATACACAATGTCTAGTTGTCTTTCCTTATTTAGAGGTTGTTTTCTTACTTTATTATGGAATAGTTCAAAATCTTCTCCAATATTTTGATATTCTGAGAGGATATCCATACCGTTCTCAAATCTTCCTGCCCACCATTTTCCAACCTCATACCATTCTAGTGGGGATAAATTTTTGTTTCTAATTCTTTTCATTGATATACTAGTTGCTATGGAACACATTCTTTGTAGTATTGCTCTACTGTCCATCTCAATAGTAAAATATATTGATGATCTGTTTTGGTTGTATGCATTGACTGCAACATTACAACAAGTTAAAGATTTACCTGCTCCTCGTCTACCACCAACTAATACTAAATCTTTTGGTGAGAATGCAAAGTCAGAATCATACTCTGCGTTTAGTCCAAGAGGTAAATACTTACTTAATTCTGTATCAGATTCAAACAAACTCATGCCCTGCATACTTTCACTAGGAGGTTGTAGGTCTACTCTTTCTCCTACATCTAATACTATCTGTGATAATGCTCCTATATTTTCTTCTGCTGTTTGGAATCCAATACTTGTTTCTATAAACTTCTGTAACTCTTTAAATATTTCATCTTGAGTATACTCATTCTTGAGATACTCTAGTAGCATCCAAGCGTCTATCTCTGTCTCTACGGATTCAATCGCATATAGTTTTGCAACTGTAGCATCGTCACGAACACTAGCATAGAGTTCTTGGAATGTTGGAAGGGAGTTATAGATGTCTAAATGATTGTTGATGACGCGAAAAATCCCTTGAAGATCACCACTTAAATAATTTTCTTTAAGTGCACTCCAAGTCTCAATGTCGTCTTGTACAATTATTTGTTTTAGTAATGCCGAAGCAAGATTCAATGTATACCCTCCCGATTTGTATATAATAAACGAGCAGAGGCTTCACTCGTGATGAACACCTCTACTCAATGAAAAAAGAAATTTAGCCGATTTCTTTCTTAGCTGCGCCGTTGTAGTCTGCGCACTGAAGTCCTCTTCTTGTTAGCATGGTTTTAACACCTCTAACAGTCTTACCGATTTCATTCGCAATATCTTCAACAGTCATACTTGAAATATCAAGGTCAGCTAAAACGTCAGCTTTGCTAGAACCTTTTGTTTCTTTCTGTCTAGGTATAGCATTGATATCACCACTTCTTAGTAATGAAAGAGCTTTACCTCTGATAGAATTTACACTCTTGCCTAGAGCTTCTGCGATTTCTTCTACGAATGAACCGCCATGTACCATTGATACAAACTGCTCTTCTTCTGCAGGTGTGTAAGTTCTAACACTTTCTGGCTTAGGAGCAGGCTTAACATGCTCTGTAAGTTCCATAGAAAGAATTTTTCCTTGAATTGATTTTGGACTAAACTGTCCGCCTTCAAAGTTTGATGCAATTTCTGCATATGTGTAAACTCCGCTGTTATCTGAAACGAAGTTTGATAATGTTGCTTCTTGCTCTTCGCTAAAAGATTTAGAAGCTGAAGCTGAAGCTAATTCAACTTCAAAGCCCATTTTTCTAAGTTTGCTAGAAACACTTCTTGAAGAAGTTTCTAGGTTCTCTGCAGCTTCTTGTACAACTGCTTGAGAAACTGGGCCTTCGCCTACGAAATCAACTAATTGTTGAGTTCTTTCGTCTGTCCACTTTGGTAGTGCCATTTTTTAATCTCCTATATTTTTTATATTATTTATAATTTGGACTCCTCTATCACGAGCAGTCTGGGTTTTACTACTTTCTATTCCGCTCTCATTGACTAGTATTGTAACATCTTTAGTAAGACTACTTTTAACTACATAACCCAGTTTTTCAAGTACTGCTTCTGCAGCAGCTTTGTTAGGGTATGATTTCAACTTACCAGTGATACAAACTACGCCTTTTATTTCTTTTGGTTCAGTAGTTTTGCAACTAAAAGAAAAAGGAAGCATGTCGTACTCGTTCGGATAAAAAACATCATCTATCCAATTACATAAACTTTCCGTAGCTTTTGGGCCTAATCCAGCTCTCTTACATGATTCAGGTGTAATGTCATCTATATGACTAATTACTGTTCCTAACTTTTGAGAAGCAGTATTGCCTATAAGTGGTATAGAGAACGCGGGAAGGAGATTAATAAGGTCAACAGCTTTACTTTTATTTATCTCTTGGTGTAGCTTGATACCTATTTTCTCCGATTCCAGCAGTTCACATACTTCCTCTACTGAGAATGAATATAATTCATGAAGGTCATAGACTTGCAACTTATCTAAAGTCGCAGGTCCAAGTCCTTTTATCTTGAGTGTCTTTGCAAAATGCTCTAATTTCTTAGAAGATTTTGCTTCGCAAGAATCGTTGAGACAAAATAACTGCTCATTAACTAAGTCCAACTTGAAACTACAAGTAGGGCAGTTAATTGGTATATTTATTTCTCTCATCTTCTCTTTTCAAAATATATGTATATTATATCAAAAAAACCAACGTCTGTCAAGAACTATTTTTTGGGAAGTCTTGGTTTATCTTCAAAAGAGAGTCAAAATTGAAACATTCGGTGTGACCACCAAATTTATTCTGAGGTGAATATGAATCTGCCTCAAATTTTTTATGTAGCTCTTGCTCATACTTCCAACAGTCGTAAATGGTTCCAAACCACTCACGAACTCGCACTTGTCTATAATGCTGAGAGTAGTTGTCACCGCTGACTCCTCTTTGTAGTGTTCCTTTCCCTGCTTTTCCCTTTCTTGCTTTAGCTATACCAACTTTTATAAACTTTTCTCCTGTTTCTGGGTTAATAAGTTTCATAAGATATAGAACCCCAGGATTATCTTTTTCTTGGGGTCTGTTGTCAAAATATGTTTGTGAGTATTTACCTGCCACGGAAACACCATATTCTTTTTCGCCAGGCAAGCCTAAAGAAACGGAATCCATCTCCGAAAGGCGCTGATCTTAAACGATTGTAAATCAATCCTCATACCTCTTTGAGAAGTAGAGTCTTGTGTAGAATACTCTGATATATGCACTTATCGTTAGAAATATAA